AAAATAAGAGGTAAACTTCTGATCTAGACAGTATACCTTTTTATGGCTTCCAAGAAACGAAAGTACTTCTTGGAGGTTTAATGAAAATGCCTCGCTATGATCTATCGAGAAGATATAACCCTTCTCTTCTGCTCTATAATAGATCAGGCTTAGAGAGCTAAGTGCTGGATGATAATTATCGTTTGCTGTAATGATTTCGATATAGCAACTCTTCTGTGGATCCAATCTAGCGAGCTGCTGATTCGTTTCAATAATATAGAACATGTATAACCTTTATTTCAATAAAGATAGCTACTATAATTAGAACTACAAACCCTTACTTGGTAGGCTTTGCAAATCTAGCATAATCGCCTCCTATAAAAGCTACGAGTCCAGGGAAAGTAGCGTCTTTAGCTTCTATAAGCCTTTTATTAGTATCTATAATACCTGCGATCTTATATTGCTTATTAGTACGGTCATCATTTAGAGGGCCTACAAGCTGCCACATCGTGCTGATTGATTCGTATGTAACGTAGTCATATGTACTGTCAGTATTCTTTAGAGAATCATGTGTATCTTGATCTACTTCAATTATGTACCCTTTTTGATTACGTCTCTTAGCAAAGTATCTCATAAAAGATTTACGGGCATAGTCCTCGGAAGTAGGCATGGGGTGATAAGATTGCGGTACTTGGAAAGTTTGTGTTTGTATAGGTGTGCCTGTTGCTTTTTGGTAATCTGTTAGAGTTTGTGTATTCGAAAGTACTCTTGTAGTATTACCGTCTGATAGATCAGGTCGTATCCCCGGTGCTACAACAGGTACCGGTTTTTTGACTAACCTTTCAGAAGGCCCTTGAATCGGGTCTTTACCTGTATAAAACTCTCCATTATAGGTTTCGTAGTAAGATCCTCTATAGTCTCTACCATTGAGAAGGAACTCTCCTGTCTGCGCTTTTAAATTAGTCTTTACTCTGTTTAATGGATAATATCTCATAGTCTATGTATTACGCTGTAAATCCAGAAAATTTCTTAAAACTATTAAAGTTCTTTATTAGTTCAGGTACAACTCCCTGCACTAGTTCATCTATATTACCGTAGTTTGTAAAAGAATCTTTATACCCTTTAGTAGATGTTTGCTGTGCTATAATTTGCTGGAAGTCAGGATAGTTCTTATTCATCTGGAACATTGTCTGGAATGTACCTGTAGATTTGGTATCAGTTTGTAATGTATTTTCAATCATACCAATGGTTGCTATCGCTGCTGCAGAAAGACCTTGCTGAGGTTTGGCATGCTTTTCACAAGCTGCTACAATAGTCGAATAGGATACTCCCGTTCGGTTTCTACCGCCACTGTTGATGGTCTTAGCTACATCTTTTGCTTTTGTGGCGTAGAGCTGCTTTTGTACATCTACAAATGCTTCAGCTAAAGCTCTTTGATCTGTACTATAAAGCCTATCGACATCTCTAGCTGTATACCCTTTGCTTGATTTATATCCGCCTGGCCAGTTACCTGATATATTCTTAGCACTGATTGTGTACTTACTGTACTTTCCATTTCCTTTCCATAGACTGTAGTGCTGTGCTGCACCGCCTACTCCTTGCTGCCAAGCTAGATACATAAACATATCGAAGTCAGATACAGTGCTAGTAAAGGTTAGTGCTGGGGCAGGAGTAGGTGTTTGTGGAGTTGGTGTATCAGGAGTTGTAGGAGTGTCGGGTGCTGTATTTACCTTAGACACATAACTCGGTGTATACACTCTTCTCTCTTCCGGAATATTAATCATCAAACCTCTAATTGAAGTAGTCCACTGGTTACCTTCAATTGTATGCGATACACCTGCAACAGTAAATCCTACTCTCGGTTTGCCTTCTTTGACATACTGTGCCGGTAATCGATTAGCAGGTATAGTAAAGGCTTGTAATAAAGGTACACCGCCTATTCCGTCTAAGGTTAGATTAAGAGCTAGCGGTAGTATACCTGTTGCCGCTACACTATCGATTTTACCCGAAGGTGATTCACCTTTTAGTATCAGCATTGCATCAGTATAGAAGTTCTTAGTTGATTCAACAGAAGCTACATCGTAAGAGATATTTTTTTCAGTTAGTTCGTACAGTTTACCTACCTGTGTATTAAAGGTATTTCCGAGTGTTTCCAGACCTGCTGTAGATCCGGTGGGCGGTGCTGAATTGGATCCTTTCTTAGGGTCAGTGCTCGTATCTACAAACAGCCTATCTTCTAGTCCTTGATTGAGTGCAGTAAAAGCAGCACTATCTTTATTCGTACCTGTATTTCTAGCCCCTGCTCTAGCTGTGATAGCCATCATACTTCCGAGTTTAGTACTAGCTTCTGATTTGAGGTTAAAATCTCTTACTGTAGACGTAAGTCCGAATACAGGTAGTGTCGGTATGGGCTGTGTCTTTTTATCTAGATCTACAAGCTGTGCATCGTAGATATAAACTGTATTAGCTGTTTCATCATACCCTACTTCAAAGTTGTTTATATTGCCGAGCGCTACTTGTATTTTCTTCATAAGCGAACTCAAAAATCTAGACAGAAAGATATTCTTATCGTCATCTGTGTTCTCTGCTATTGTTGCTTGAATACAGGTTGTGTTTACCAGTACATTCATAAACTTACCTCTAGCCGGATTAGTAGTATCAATATAGCTATTAGTTGTTTTGTTAAGACTTGGTGTTAGCTTTCCGTTTATAGGACTTGATGGGACTGTTATCTTTGTAATATCAATACCCTTTGCGGTAAAGAGCTTGTTATATTGATCATCAGTACAATCAGTCTGAACTAGACACACTCCTGGATCTATAGAGAACTGCTGTGGCATTCTTAAGCAGAAATTAGCATTCTGATTAAAGTCGAGATAGATAGCAGGTTTACTATCATTATTGCTCTTATCGTAGAGCATACAAGAGTTGTTAATAAAGGCTAGTAAAGTTCCAAGGGGTACAAAGCGGTATGCATTAGTTGTAGGCTTAGTATCCGCTCCTTGTAATGCATTGATGTCGGCTTTAAAAAAGTTTCCAAGTCCTGCAATATCTGCTACCGGCACTCCATCTTTCTCACCACTCATATACTTTGTGCTATATCCATACTTAAATGCTTCTGTCGGACTAGCTACTAAATTCAAACCTCCAGCAAATAAGTTTTTCCAGAAATCACTTGTAATATCTATAGCATTAGCACTACTTAGCTTTGTTACAAAATAACTTAAGCTCGAATCATCGAGCGGAGTACTTACTTGTGAGTCTTGTATTTCAGTTGTATTTTGCGGATCTGGCATAGATGGTCAATTTACGGGAAAGGGGTAAAGGTTTTGGTAGGCGTAGTATTAGTGTTTGCAAGAGGGAGTGGGCTGTTAGCGCTACTGTAAGTAATCCCGTTTATAGTATAACTGCCTTCAGGTGCACCAACAGGTGGAGTAAAATTAGGTGCAAGGGTCTTTTCGAAGTTCCTATAAACTGCATCTGCTTTAACATCCGACATTCCGTTCTGGGTATTGATCTTTAGAGATTCTATGATAGAGCCTATACCTGAAAGTCTTAGTGTACAGTCGTAACTGCCGTCTTGGTTTTGTGACCATTCATAGTTAGTTACTAATCCTAGCATACCTTCGTAGTTATGTGAATATGCTTTTCTTTTCTTGGATAGCTCCTGCAAGATCAATTCTTTGGTCCATCCTGGCTTGAAAGCATTTATAGGTATAGCACCGTTGATAAGCCTGCCTTTATTGTCTGTAAAGATGCTGTGTCCCCACTCCAGTAGCATCGAGAATCCTAATCTAAAGTAGAGGACATCTATCATACTGAGCTGGTTTAGATTCCAGGCTTTTATCTTGACTGTTGCAGTACGTATAGCACCAGCAGGTGGCTGTGATTCAATAGTTGCAGAAGAGATACCAGGCATAGGTCTATAGCCTAGTTCATTGATACCGCCACTACCGTATGCACCATCTCTACCAACTCCGTATTTGAAATCATCGCCGTTTCTTTGCTCTGCTTTTAGCGCCCATTGCTCTGCTAGATAAGTACCTCCCTCTATGTTTATCTCACCTCCTACTACTTTCTTTAGCTCTGTAACAGCGGAATCTCTTAAATTTACGAAAGACGATAATCTTATCCAACAGTTTTTGTTTCCTAGCGCTCTTATATCGCTACCATCCCTAACACCGGCTTGTGTAAGCCTTAGAGCTCTTTGTTGGAGTTGATCAATGACGCTCTGTTCTAGAGAAGAGCCTACAAGATTTGGAGCATCTGCTTTACCTGCCATAACTACTAAGTTTAACTATTAAGATCTAGATATTGATTTATGATTCGTTCTGTATTGGCGGGTATGCGTAGTTGTTGGCCAAGTGGCGGTACTAAGCTATCCCCTGGTAGATTATTAGCAGAAGCGATGATCCAGTATAGACTGACATCACCGTAGTAGTTATAAGCTAGAATATCTAGTCTATCTCCTGCAGTTGTTATAACATAAATATCGTCTTCCGTTACAGGAATTTCAGGGTATATATTATTGGTATAATACCTCTTACCTATATTGTTTTTAAGTATCTGTATGCCGTTATACCTATTCATAGGGAGTCTTTATTACTTAATTGTATTTTTATTTGTTAATAGGTAGTTTATATTACCTATATCAAACTTATTTTTACCTACATCGTTTCGTGCTATGAGCGGTGTGATATAGTATCCATTTTCAGTTGGTACGGATCTTCTTGGTAAGAAATCATGTATTGGTGTAAACTGACAGTTAATATCCATACTCTGTGGTAGCTGATAAGTGTCGCTATCTCGTCCATCAGGTTCAGCAGCAATCTCCCAAGTCGCATTTTCATTTAAGGATACGTTCATTGAGGTCAAGAATCCGGGCTGTGAGTGTATGTAATCTCCGATTGTTAATTTGAGTAGCGGTGCTCTCATAAATCCAGTTCCCGATTTATAGTCGGGGTATAGTTGTGAGATTAAATAATTGACTTTACGGTAAAGAGGTTTCATTTCACTTCTAGATTGAGCTGCTACACTGAAGTTAAACGATATTTGACGGGTAAATCCGTTATAGACATAAAAGTTTTCGCCTCTACCTACATACTTAAATGGATTATACTCTGCAGCATGGTTATCTTGTAGTCCTGTTAAGAAAGCTCTTAAAATGATAAAAGTAGGATTCCTGCCGTATTCTATAGTTTCAAAATGAAAATCGATTATATCTTTAACACCCTCTGGTTTAGTATCTACTAGATCTTGCATATTGATCAGATCTTGAGTTTCATCTGTAGTGACTGTTGTAGAGTTTTTTTGCAGTGACTTGCTATAATCTATTCTCTGTAAATTTGTAGATCCTGGTGATCCTACTTTATATTTTTTTGCGATATTATTGTCAAGTGCATACCCTTCTGTAGAAGCTATTTTATTTTTATCTGTTGGAGCTTCTTCATTTACAGTTTCTCTAAAATCTTTTCCTATAAAAGCAACTTCATTTAAAGACTGTTGTGATAGCTGTCTATAATTATAGGTGTAATTAAAATTTCGAGGTTGCGGTATTCCACCTACTTGCTTATTCGGATCGCTTGCATTCTGTGTTTGTTTAGTAGCATCAGTTGCGAAATCAGTATAATCGTAACGATTTAAAGTTGTTTCTGTACCTCCAGGACCTCCATCGTAACTATAGAGTACAGTAGGGTTTGGTGTGCCTTGGTCCTCGGCAAGTAACTTTTCGTAAAGGTACTGCAATCGATTGGTGCCAATCTCTGCTCCTTGCTTATCTGTTGTAGTATTAGATTTATCACGAAGACTATTATCCGGTGCAGCTTTTATAGATAGTCCCGTTACTGCAGATGCTATAGATGCTGCTAGGTCTGGTAACCCTCTTAACTTTCCAAAGTAACTTAGCGGGTTAGCAAAGTTATTGTTGACTGTATGTTTTGCATTATAGGAAGGTACATAATTATTCCCCTTCTGTATAAAGTAATCAGCCTGTGTTTTCGGGTTTTGAGTATAGAGCTGTGTTATATACCTTCTATGTACGGTTGTGAATCCGAACCCGCCTGCTGAATTAGGTCCGCCTGGGTATTGGAGCAGTAGTCCGCTATCTCTTGATATGCCGAGTGCATTGAGTTTAGTAATTTGATCGCTAGCTTCTAGTGATAGAGGTATCTTACCGCTATTCAAGATCTTGGTTTCGTATAATAGCTTTAATCTATTGTTATCTGCATTACCGGCTATATTATCATCGGCTACATAAGCATAAGTAGATTGATAGGGATTTATAGGTACATTACCGTGTCTATCAAAATGTAGTCCTGATCCTTGAACGCCTACTTGCTGTAGAGTGTTTCTACCTCCGTTATAGATCCTAGTGTTCTCTAAATTACCTAAGAACTTAAAAGGTAGTACACCAAGATCTAAATTAATCTGACTCCCTACCTGTATCTTAGGATTAGATAGCTGCAAGGCCTGCTGCTTAAGAATAAAAATAGGTCCGCGGGGTGAATCCTGCATGAACTTCTTTATACGTAGTCTATCGTATTTAGCTGCCTGGCTTACATATGGTCCATCTGCACCTATGTTATACCCGCCTCCTCTCAAAGGAAAGTCTAGACTGTATTTATTGTTTTCGTAGTACTCTCTTACATCACCAGAAGCCTGTTCCGGTACCGGGAATTGTATGTAGGGTTGTCCACTACTTCCTCCACCCGGTCTATCTTGACCGTATTTCAAGCTCTTTAAATCTGTTACTAAATCAAGTAATGGCATCTTGAGTGTTTATTAGGTGTGTTATCTTCTATAAGTGCTAGAACCTGGATTAAGTACGTTGCCGTAGGAAGTTGGAACATTCATAGCTACTGTATTTGCAATAGTTTGTCCGTCAACTCTAAGTACTATTTGTGCAGGGGCTTGATTATTACCACCTTGACCTTTAATAGCATTAAGAATGTCTCGTAGAACTGTTATAGAGTTAGCTCCCAGATAAACCTCTCCTCTATCTACCTTAGCTATACCTGTCTCCATTACCACGCCTCCTACTGCTAGGCCGGGTACTTTGCCCGATGCTTTTTTCTGAATAGCATCTGGTACAAGCAGTCCACCTACTGCTTCTCCTAAGGACGGAAACCAATCTGCTAACTTACCCATCAGCCACTGCCCTCCAAAAGACCCTACCATAGACCCAATCGGACCTCCTAGCGCTGTACCTATAATACCGCCTAATATACCTCCAGCAGATCCTAGTACTATTTTACCTGCTCTACGATTTAATTCATCTTTCGATAGTGGCTTCCCTTCTTCATCTACAGGATTTTCTATCAAGCTCTTAAAATCCATATATCCAAACAATGCAGTAAGGAGTGTATTTAGTATAGATCCTTTAACAGCTTTTTTAAGTAATCCGCCTACGCCTCCTGCTTCTTTTACAGCAGCTTTAATTGCTGTAACCGGGTTCAATTTACCTACCAAGCTCTTCGCTCCTTTAACCAAGTTACTAAAGAACCCTCCTCCACTGCTTGCAGCTGCTGTTGTAGCTGTCGCTGCTGCCGGGGCTGTTGCTGGTCCTGCTATTGATAATCCTGCTGCACTAGTTGGTGGAGGCGGTGCTACTGTGGGTCCTAATCCTTTGATTCCTGCTGCTCCTGCTCCCATCGAGCCTAGACTTCCTGCTGCTGCGGCATTTCCGCCTCCTTTTAAAGCACCTATTGCACTCGTCATCCCACCGCCAGAAAAGAAAGAACCTTTGCCGAACATACTAGCTGCTTTAAAGGCTAGAAAGGCTATCGTAGCGGCTTGAATTAATCCCGGAAATTTAGATAGAAATCCAAGTACTTTTTGAAAAAGCTCAGCAACAGGGAGTAATGCTTTTGCAATACGGTCCATTGAACTAGCTAACTTTTCTTGAATAGCCTGTTGACGAGTTTGTAAACTATTTTGCTCAAATTGCTTTGCTAGTTCTTTATCTCCTAGATCTGCTAAAAACTGCTCTTCTTTTCCCTGTTGTACAGCTAATGCATATTCTTTTTGAGCGTCTTCTAACGACTTACCGCCAAGTTTTCTCTGTATATCCTGGTCTAATAACATTTGAGATACCTCTTCTCGAGACATTCCGTATGCTTTAGCAAGACCTTCTTGTTGTATACGGTTCATTTTACCGTACTCAGCAGCTGTACCTAAATCCTGTGCAATAGTCTTGGCTAAACCCGCTGTGTCGTTAGTCAAGGCCTGATACCTAGCTTTATCTACATTCAAGGCTTTACCTGTTAGTAGTTCAGCTTCCATCTGAGCTTGTATAGAAGATTCGAAATCTAAGAGGCCGCCTGCAATATCTTCTACCTTATTTAACTCTAAACCCAGTGCTTTAGTGGTAGCAGAGGCTTTTGCTATCTCCGTTACAGATCCTCTAAAATTCATCTTAACGGCTGCTGATGCTTTGCTGACAGACTCTATAATAGCTCTATTGTTTAGATTTACTCCTGTTTGTAGTTTGATAGCTGTTATCTGTGCATTAGTCTGCTTAAGAACTTTTTCTTCATCTTCACCTCGCATAGCAGTTAATGCTGTAATCTCATTTGTAGCTTCTACGCTAAACTTGCCTTGCTCTCTAAGCTTTGTTGCGAATTGAAGTCTTTTATCGTCGAGTGCAACTGCGATACCGAGCTTGCTAGATAGATCAGAAGTAGTTTGAGCGAGTTTTGTGGATGTTACGTAGATATCTTGACTAGCTTCTGCGATCTTAACGTACCGGTTTGTTAGCTTATTAGCTTCATCGTAACTAACTCCAAGATTTCTAGCTAAGTTTTCATTAGCTGTATCTATAGCTTTAAACCTATCTACTACAGTTTTTCCTATAGCTGCTAATACGAATGTACTAGCATTTTTAGTAGCTTCTTTCAATCCTGCACTAACGATCTGGAGTCTATTGCTTGTTTGATTAGCAGTAGATTTCATTGCAGTCAAAGCTTCTTCTGCATTAACAAGCTGTCCCACTAAGGGTATTTTAGAAAGACCTTTAAAAGCTGCTCCAAGACCTCCTACTCGCTTATCAATCTCTTCTAGGTGCTTATCTTGGCTTCTTAATGAAGCGTCTAAATCATTGCTTGCATCAATTGCAGCTTCAAGTTCTTGAGTCAATCGCTGCTTTAATTCTAGATCTTCTTTCCCTAAGTTATTTATCTTGAGCTGTAAGATCTCTCTCTTCGCCTCTAATCCTACTATTTGGGACTGTATATCTTTTCTTGTAAGTATCCCCGCTCTAAGCTTAACTTCATTTTCGATCATCTTGTCTGTGGATTTCACCATAGACTTTAGACCCTTTTCTATATCTTTTCCATAAGCCTGTACAACGCTATCTGTAGAAGCTAAAGCCGTCTCAAAAATATCCTTGATGTTCTCTGAGATCGATTTCAGGGTGTTTTCAAGTATCTCTGCAGTCTCCTTTACCTGTGCTTGTATATTCTGATTTAGATTATTAGGTGTAGCCATTACATTATATTGTTAATATAAATAGAAAAGACGTCATTTTTTCTTTGACGTCTTTGTATGGTAGGTAGGTGCTTGCGATAGTTTCTGTACTAAATCCGGTACTTTTACCTGCGATGCCGGGTTATCTTCGTTGATAAGGTACTTATCTTTCTCTGCAGATTGATTTTCATACCATTCTTTTAATTTACTAAAAGTGAATTTTCGAAGCCATAATGGCATAGCATAAACTGTATCCCAATCGTAACCTCCTTGACTATGAAAAACTATTTCATGGATTTGTGTAAAGAGTGCAATCCTATCATTAGAGCTCAGGCCAAAAAAAGTTAATCCCCATGGGTATGTCTATACCCTCCTCTGTATAGCTTTCTGAAACATAATCAAATTTCAATTCAATTCCAGGAGCTATTTCTGTCAAGAACTTTCTAAGTGCTCTAGAGTCTCTTGCAATCAAATGATTATCTACGAAATCACGGATGGTGGCTGGAGTTCTATCTCCATTAACAGCTACGATAACGTGTTTTAGCCTTGTAGTCAGATCAAAAGATGCATTAGGTGAGATCTTCTTCAATCCAGCTATCTCTCTATCAATATCCCTTTCATCTTTAACGGTTAATAGCTTAATAGTAACTTCGGTACCGGTAGTAGGCAGAATGTAGAGAAACTCATTTCTCCCCTTCTCCACCAGTTTACTTTCGTCTACATTCTTTTCTTTAAGAGTAGTCAGATCAACAGTTACTGTTTCAGCTTGACCTGTATTCGGATTGTTATACTGAATAACATAGTCTTTTCCGTACCCTAGAATACGGGCAGCGATTAGTAGAGCGTCTTTATCTGCAATCAAGAGATCATCGTATTTGATGTCTGATAGGATTAGGGATTGTAGTAGTTTATCTAGTACAATGCCTTGCTTGATAAGATTTGTATTAGTAAGTATATCCTCCTCTTTAGCAGTCATATACTTCATTTCGATCTTCCCGGTTGATAGCGGACTCTCTTTTGGATATAGAACTCCTTTAGATGGCAGTTCCACGGTTTCGGTCGGTAAACCTAGCTTAGTAGCTGTTTCTTTGTTCATAGATTGTAACGTGTTTTATGTATATATAAATATCGGTAAACAAAAAATCCCTTGATTTCTCAAGGGACTTTCTATTAAAAAAGTAGTAGTTCAGCACTCAAAAGTTGAGTACGCAGTAATCCATTCCTAAAGTAACATCAAGATTGATTACGGCTTCACCTTGTGACCAATCATATTCACCAAACTTAGCTGTCTTAATGAAAGCTCCTTTGATGATCCACTCACTTACGATATCTCCTACTGGGCCTAAAGCGTTTAGTGTTATGTCTTTCTTATAGAAATCAGAATAACCATCTCTACCAGTTACTGATTCGTGAGCTAGACGTGCCCACTCCATTACTGCTTGTGCTCCGCTTGGTGTGATAGGATTGTAAAGATTCAATGTGATATCGTCCCACCTAATCTTACCTTTGATCTTACGATAAACGTTGATGTGATCTAAGATGATTTCGTTTGCATTGAAGCCAGGTGCTGAAGCCTTCTTGATTAAGTAAGAAGGAATACCGTCGATGTACATAATGAACCTGTTCTGGACTTGCGGTTCAAAGGCGGTGAAAAATATTTCGTTTGGATCTAGTACTGCCATTGTTTATTGATTTATAATAAATATCTCGTTTATTAAAATGTAACTATTTGATATCCTTCTTTGCTTTTTTCTTTAAACTCTTTACCATCTTTACGCTTTCCTGCAAGGCTTCTTTATGCTTGATGCTTTCGAAAAGCCTTGCTGGAATTTTAATGCGTATTGTTGTATTGTTCACTATTGTTTTAATTAAGCTCCAAAGGTTGCACCAGTTGGCAAGATATTGAAATCGATTAGGATGTATTCTGCAGTCTTGGTAGGCTGTAGATAGATCTGACCTACTAATTGGTTTCTATCGATTACATCTGCTGTGTTATTAGTATCGTCCATCACTACTCTGAAAGCATACAAACCTTGCTTTTGTTGTACATACTGCATGTAAGGATTAACCTTATTCAAGAAGTTGTTACGAGTGGTTTGTGTATTTTGTTCGAAGAGTAGAGTTTCAGCTACTTGACCGATATAACGCTTCAAGGCAATCAATAAACGTCTTACATTTACCCTGTCTAATGCTGTAGCCTTGGTCTGTAATGTCTTTTGACCGTAGATTACTGTACCTTGACCTGGGAATATTGCGATTGGATTAACCTTGTTAGAATATAGAGTATCACGTTGAGATACTGTTAATCTTCTTTGTGGTTGAATTACTGTTGTAAGACCTCCACGATTTAGACCTGCAGGAGCAAACCATTCAGCTGCTACTTTATCATTGTACTCATATACCGCTGGTACGATTGTAGAAGCAGGGCAGAAGAATAATCTACCTGTTTCTTGTGATCTTAATTGTACCCATGGCCAATATGCTGCACCATAGCTAGAATCTAGAGTAGCTGCTTGAGTAGTTACTGTTGAGATTTCTTGACCTGCTGTCACCATATCCACTACTGCGATACAAGTACCTCTTGTAGAAGCTAGACTAAGTAGGCTGCTAACTTGTGAGCTTGCATTTTGAGCTGTTAACCCGGGTGCATATATAGTTTTAAAATCGTATTGATCTTTATTACCTAATAAGCTGATCGCTGTATTATAATCCGCAGGTAGAAGTCCCTGGATATTTGAGCTAGCATAGCTAACTGCAGATGCTGGAATAGATTCAAACATCTTTAATGGACCTGCTGTTGTAAATGGATCACCAACTGCACCTCCGAACGATCCTTGGTACTGACCAGTTCCTACAAGCGGTAATGAAGAAGTATAAGCAGCTACAGGTAATCCGCCGTTACCGAAGTAATTAGGCGTAGTTACGTTTACTGATTTTACTCTTATGTAGTTACTTCTGTTTACATATGAACCGCTGTATACTAGATACCCATCTCCATTAGAATCAACAGCTGCACTGATTGTTTGATCACCTATTACATAGGATATAAATGTAGATTGATTTGGATCTAAGGATAAGTTACTCCAAGTTTCTAGAATAGTCTTACTATTACCATAATCATCTCCTCTGCGGATAATGATAGAAAATAGTCCTGTATCTGGATCTGATGTAGTTACTTCCCATCTGATGTTATTTATAGATCCGGAAGGAAGTACACTATTTGATCCTGTAACACCTCCGTTATTGTTCATTATTGTACCCTGACTGATAGTCTCGAGTACGAAGCTTGCAGTAGGTTCGATACCGCCAGTAAATGTAGAAGTGCTACTACCTGTTACGAATTTATAGCTATTACCTCCTGCTCCTACAGTACTTGCTGTAAGAGTTAAAGTAGTTGTACTGCTGTTTGCAACAATATCGAAGGTAGCAGTTAACGTATTAATCTTAGTTTTAATATTTGTTACAACATCGGCTGCGTTAGATGCAGAAGCTACATAGTATATAGGAGGTGCATCACCGCCAACTGGGATACTTCCCGTAACAATAAATTGACCTGAGGTAGACCCTGTTAATTGGAAGAAAGCTCCATCTGCGAAAGTAGGTGTACCTGCACTAACGGCAGCAGCAGCACCTGTTACATTAGGTACGCTAGCAGTAGCTGAACTGAATGTACCGGATACTACTCTTGTTACAATTAGAGATTCACCTCCTTGCTGGTAGTAGTTATACGCAGCCATTGAAGTCAAGTACTCAAAGTTAGCACCACCTGTAATAAACAATGAACCAAACTTAGCCTTGTAGTCAGAATAGGATCTAACGAGTGTAGGTAAGTTTACAGGTCCAAGTACAGTTGGTCCAATCAATGCAGCACCTACTGTGATAGGGCCTTGTGTGATTTGTGATAGATCGTTTTCACGTAAGAAAACGCCTGGAGATATTAGAGTTTCTGCCATAGTTGTTGGGTGTATTAATTTCTAATAATAAATAGTACTATTGTGGCGAAACCCTAATTTAATTTAGGATATAGTTCCTGTCTCGATATCTACCATTACGTTGCCGTATTTTTTGAGTAGTTTATCGGTAACATCTTTCTCTTTTTCTTTGGTTTCAAGTAAGTTCAACTTCAAACGCTCTTCTTGAAAGTTTAGAAGTGTTCTTTGATACTGGATTTGACCGAGAGTAATGACTTGGCCATCAATCTCATCTCTTACTGCTTTTAGTTCTTGTAGCTCTTCGGGAGTAACTGTTTTTACTTCTGACATAGATTATTTAGGTTGGTTAAGTTTCTTTTTGGTTGATGGTTTTTTCTTTTTAGCAGCCATCGTAGGTTTTGA